GCTGCAAAGACAAAAGCGAAGGAAACGAAAGAACCAAAGACTAAAACATTAACCCAAAGATTGCTTCTCATCCATTCAAACCTAGCCTGAGCAAATTGTTGAAACCAAGCTCCAGCTTGTCCTAATATAATCAATAAGACAGACAGTAGTGCTGTCTTATTCATCATTTTCCCCCTCCGAAGAAGATTCTAAAGTTTCCTCTGCTTGGGTTTCATCAACTAATGATTCCAAATATTCGAATCTCTGTTCAGCTCTTTCCTTGGTAGGGCAAGACCAGGCCCATTTTCCAAAGTCCTCGTTAGCCGGGAAAACTTCTCTCTCATTGAGCTGAATTCCAAAGACTAATTTTGGCTGATCTACTTTAATTTTGAACACTTCATAAGCGATCAGAATATTGTCTTCGTCGTCTATTTGCCTGTAAATAAGGGCTTTCTCCCCTCTTTTTTCTAGTTCATAGATAAAATCTTTTCTTTTTATTCTTTCTGGTAGCAGTTCCATTAGTCAATTAGTTTTTGGATTTGGAAAAATAAAGAAAGGAGAGAGACCACTGGGTCAATCACTGCAGTTCTTTGAGCTTGGTGAGATGCAACCAATACAATGGTAGCAGGAATAATCTTAGCCTTGTCTGGATGATTCTTTACTATCCAATCGATGAATTCCCCTCCGAGAGAAGTCATAACGTCGTCTACTTTAGTAGAATATTGTCCGACAAGAACTTGATAGTTGTTCACTGGATCCTTAGAAGTCATTATCATCTTATAAAGATCCTCATAAGACCAATTTGCTTCTTTGACCTTAGCAAGATCTAGTTGAGTCACTCCTTCGATAGACCAAGATTGGATTCTATTTAAAGCAGATCTAAAATCAGGAAAATAAGACTTTTCAAATGCAGTCAAGGAATCATCGTCGATAGAGATTCCGAGTTTTCCTAGAATTAATCTTACTCTAGATCTCCATTCCTCTTTAATCATTTCCTCCTCTTCTGAGGTAGAAGGATCAAAGTTAATGACTTCAAATCTACTTTGGATTGCATCCGGAACCTTGTTGATGTAATTGCACGTAGCAACGAATCTCGTGTTGCCTGCGAACTTTTCGATCGTTCCCCTTAGTGCTTTATAGAACTGATCCGAAGCTCCGTCAAACTCGTCTAAAATGACTACCTTCTTAGAGGATTTTCCATCCAATACGGAAATATTAGAACAAAAGTCATTGATCTTGTTTCGAATAGTATCCACCGAGCTTTCGTCGGACACGTTGATGAACATATGGGGAAGGTCTTTTGCTAGAATCTTTGCAAGAGTTGTCTTTCCGCATCCTGGTGAACCTGCCAAAAGAACGTTTTGGTTTAGCCCTTTGTCTTCAAATAGGACACGAATTCTCGGTGGGAGAATCATATGTCTTATTTCTTTTGGTCTTAATTTTTCTGTTAATAGATCTTGGATCATAGATGTTAATTATAGTGGTCTGGGGATCGTTAGTTTCTGATTTTTAAAACATCTTAGTCATATCATCCGCTTGATCTTTATCGTTTCGGATCTCTATGAAGCGGGGTAAGAATAAACTTCTCCCACCAAATTTATCTGTGATGGGCTCATTGTATTGGATGGCTGCAATCTTTCCAATCAAGGAATCTGGGTTCTGGCTTAACTCCTGAAGATCCTTGTCAGTAAATCCGGATCCAATTCTAACTTCCAGAGTTCCGCTAGCATCTTTACAGATGAATCCACCAATGAAACCTTCTCTCTTTCCTTCTCCCGGAAACCATCCAGTGATTTCTAGGTCACAGTCTTGGATCTGTTTTAGCTTCACCCAGTTTCTACTTCTCTTGCACTCATAAACGTGATCTTCCGGTTTTAGAATTACCCCTTCACCTCCCATTGAAACTATCAACTTATAGATTTCTTGGGTTTCTTCCATCGATTCTACAACCCATTGTCGAGCTAATTTTACCGGACTTTCCTCCGATAAGAATGAGGTTAGAAGTTGGAGTTCTTGTCTTCTTTTAATAAAGGTGGTATCCCCTTTTCCTGTCTTTAGAACATCAGATTTTTCAATATCAAAAACATTAAAGATAAATTCCTTATCAATGTCGTTTGGGGCAGTTCCCTTAAGGATCTGGGTTACTTTCCCGGAAACTGATTTTCTGTTAAGGTCAGTAAGTTCTCCGTCAAAGAAGACATGTGAATTTACATTGACGGAATCAAGCATTTTAACTAATTCAGATTCAATTCTAGAAAGTTTAGCCTTGTCTAGCTCATTAAAAGCCCGGGTGTAGAACTGAAATCCAGTTTCTCTGTCTCCGACCGCAATTACTCGAACCCCGTCATACTTTTCTTCGCAGTAGATCTTTTTCCACACAGCAACTTCTTTCTGATCATCTGAAGCCAACATTACAGAAGGATCGGGGATTAACTCTCTTCCAACTGCTTTATTAATTAGCTTAGCACCAATTCCAATGTTCATTCTCTTAGTTAGAATCTTCATCAGAATATCTCTAAGAGCAAGATCCATTTTAGGATCCTCGTCAATTACCGAGTTAATTAAAAAATTAGCTCTCTGTCTCAAAGCATCGTTTGCAGCAGGTGCCTTTTTGAGGTCTTCTATTAGATCTTTGAAAACCTGAAATCCCGGAAATGAAGGAGAAGGAATGATCCCCCTGGTTTTTTCCATTTCCAGCTTATGGAGTTTTGTTGTAATAAATGGGTTAAAGCAAACATCTATGATGTATAGCATTTCTTCGGATAGATTTTCCGAAATAAGTCTTTGTTTTTCTTTTTGTGATCCGTTACCGGTTAAAAGCTCAATTTCTAAGAGGACTGCTAATTCTTTCTTCATATAGATTATTATTATCTACATGAATATACGGTCTCAATTATAAGGTAAAGCTCTCGCTTTCACCTTCTTTTCCTCCTTCTTTCTCCGCTTTCTTCTTAGCTTTTTCTGCTTCCTTAGCTTCTGCTTCTTTATAGACTTTATTCTTGTCGAACTCGTCTCTAGAAAGAGGAACGAATCTTCTAATCAAGAAATCCTTGTCAAAATAAGGTTTCTCTTCTTCACCAACTTTCATTTTTATTTCCCCTAGAGTGGTAACAAAGTCAGATGCTTTGGTAAGATGTGCCAGATCAAGAAGCTTTTGGAATTGATTTTCGTTATAGTAATCTAGACCAAGATTAGCCTTAAAACTTCTGTCTTTAGAAAGTTCGGGGAAATCCAAACACATCTGAATATAGAGAGGCTTAACTACTATTTCCTGGAAGATAGATCTAAGTCTGGTTAGAAATTTTTCAAATCTAATCTCATCTCTTTCTAGCTGATCTATTGAAATCTGATAGTTGGCAGGGGATGCTCCTCTACCAGCAAATCTAGCATATGGAATCTTAGAATCTAATTTCAATTTATTGTAGAAATAGATAACATTTTCCATTACGTTAAAATCTGGTCCATTTGCATTCAAAACATCAATCTGCGGAGATTGTCCATCCTTCTCTGGAAATAAATAATTCTTGTAGAACTGAATCTTAGGAGTTCCGTTTACTAGAAGTTCTCCTGAAGTGTCATTGATAGAAACTTCCTCTTTATAAGAAGACATTAACTGTCCAAGAGTTTGCATTGCTTTTTGTTGAGATTGAGTACCAACAGGAATTACAAACTTTAATCTATAAGAAGCATTCATCACGTTCCAGATAACTCTGGTGTTCTCCATAACTCTTAGGATGTTGTAAGATCTAATCAGTCTTTCAACGTAGCTAACTCTAGAGATAGAATTACCCTTTGCATAAGATATGTAGATGATCTGCTCAGACTTTAACTTTCTAGAGAGCTGAGTATCCTTAGGATATTGAATCCAGATCTGTTCAAAAGAACCGTCAGGAGCTTTCTCTGTGTGAGGCTGTAGTGAGGTTGGATCGAGTTCTTTAAATCCAACTATCTTCTTTCCGTCTGTTGAATATACAATTTCAAAAGCTAAGAATCCATCAATTAAAAATTGCTTGAATAACTGCCAAGCTAAATTGTTCTGTTGGAATGCATACAGCATATAAATCGTTTTAAAGTTCTCGTGAACTTTATCGATAATCTTATCTTTCAGATCAATATTGTTTAACAAAGGCTGACAGAAGAAGTTCTTGTCGTCGTAGTTAACAGCTTCATCAGAAATTGTTTCCAGGATAAAATCAATCTCTCCATTTAGTGCAAATTTTCTTAAGAAATCTCTTTTACCTAGATAGTCCTTGTCAAAATAAGCAATGTATTTTCTGATTCTAGTATCTTGATATCCAAGAGTCCAGTAGAAAGCACTATCGTTTGTGAACCCGTTACCTTCTTCTGAGAACATTTGGGATTCAGTTTGCCCAATAGTCTGGGAATTACGAATAACCATGTCTTCGTATTGCATTCCGAATTTACCAATTCTACTAAGATTTTTGTAGAGCTGGGTAACGAATCTATTCTGCGGGTTTGAATCTAAAAATCCTGCCATTTATCTTTTTTATGCTGGTGGAGCCTCTGTTTCAGATGGAGCCGGAGCTGCTGGTGCTGCCCCAGATGGAGGGGATCCTGCTGAAGCTTCACCACCCTCTTTTTTCTTCTCCTCTGCTTTTTTTCTAGCCTCGGCATTTGCCTTTATATCATCCGATGTAAGACCTAAATAATTTTCAACTAGATAAGGAACCGAGAAGAATCCACCTCCAGTATCATCAGTCAGTCCAATCAATTTATCCACGGATTCCTTCTTCTTTAGAATGATCTCCATCTCTTGGTTCCTCTTGAATGGGTTGTCCGAAACATAGTCTAAGCCAAGTTGGCTCTTAAACATAT